CACTATGGGATGTTGCATATACAAGATGTGCCTAACTTTACCTACATTCTTATACACACTGGTAACACTGATGAACATACATCAGGTTGTTTGATTGTAGGAGAGACACAACAAGATTTAGAAATATCTAAAGATGGATTCATAGGTAGTAGCACTGTAGCTTACAAGAAAATGTATGCAAAGGTAGCAGGACAATTACTACAAGGTAAAAAGGTAACCATAGAATACACAACAATAAATAAATTATTAGAAAAAGAAGTGGATAATAAAGCTAAAGACCACGTTGTTTTAGCTGACACAGTGTATGAAAAGCTACAAGAAATCAACGGTAATGTGTTACAAACTAATGCTATGCTGAAAGGCAGGTTAATACAATAATGTTTGATAGAATAAAAAGAGCAAGAAACCAGGATGGTACATTTAAAAAAGATGTATGGTGGACACCTTGGTCCGATTCGTGGGAGTATAAAATGAGTGAAGACCTCAAAGATATGTTAGAGCGTACTGCTTGGACATTCATTGAAGCGTTCATTGGTGCATTAACAGTTGCTCCATTAGTTGGTGTAGAAGCTGAAACACTTCAGTTAGCTGCATTAGCTGGTGGTGGTGCTGCACTTGCAGTCATTAAGACATACGCTAAAAAACAAATTACTAAGTAACTGAAAAAGTCTTAGTCTTACTGTATAATATAGTTAACAGAAAGGCTGCATATGACTGATAAAAAGGACTTAGGTAATAACTATTACCGTTCCGGTTGGCAACCATCAGCAGAGTTTGATGAGCAATCCGGTCTTGGTGAAATAACACACATAGGAACTGACCCTGACTATAAGAATAAGTTTGATTCTATCCTACGAGAGTGGGGATTTGACCCTAAACATTACGAAATAGAAGGTAAAGTTAGGGCTAGCTCCTGGAACGCCCAAATCAAAGGCGGAAATGTAGAAACATTTCACGCATTCAAAGGTATTGTACGCAGAAGACATCCTGCTCGTGATGAATGGTACAACAAACTTCTTAAAGAAGTATCAAAGAAAAAACCTCTAAAGAAAAAGCAACACAAAGGTGACACAGCCTACATATTTACGATGAGTGACTGGCAGTTAGGAAAAGTTGACCTTGGGGTAGAGAAAACGCTTGAGAGATACGATAAGGCACTTGAGAGAGCAGTACAAGAGGTTAGGTCACTGGGTACTATAGACGAGATTTATTTGCTTTCTATGGGCGATTTGACCGAAGGTTGCTATGGATTCTACGATTCTCAACCTCATAATATATCTTTAAATCTTTCTCAACAGTATCACCTAGCAAGAAAGCTAATTATGAAGACTGTTGATACATTTTTACCATATGCAAACAAGATTGTATTGTCCGGTGTTCCCGCTAACCACGGTGAGCAAGCTCGTAGTGGCAAAGGTCAGGTAGTTACATCAAGATTAGATAACTCTGACACTATGCACTTAGAAATATGTGGTGAGATTATGGAGCAGAACCCACGCTATGACAAAGTAGAGGTGTCAATACCGGAAGGCTTTCATCATACATTAAAGATAAAAAATTTAACTGTCGGTTTTACTCACGGACATATGCACGCAGGAGGCACAGGACCTGAAGGTAAGATAATGAAATGGTGGCAAGGTCAGATGTTTGGTGACTTTCCTGTTGGTGATGCTGAGATATTAATTACTGGACACTTTCATCACCCTCGTATGATGCAGCAAGGTAATAGAACTTGGTTTCAATGTCCTTCAATAGATGCAAGTATAGATTTTACTGCAAGAACTGGTATGTGGAGTAAGCCTGGTGTCCTTACCTTTACAATAGATAAGGACGGATGGGATAATTACAAAATAGTTTAGGAAGAACCTTCTTCAGCTATGTCATAGCACGTATCACACAGAGGTCTGTCACCTGTGCCTATGTATGGCTCGTTCTTTGTTACTTCTATGTGACCAACCATCCAACATCTAAATATATATATCATTCTTCCTCCGTTGTAGCTGTTGTAAGTATCTGTATGTTAGGAAGTATTGCAAGTAGTTGTTGTTGTCCATTAGGCAACAATATGCTTTTACCCATAAACAAAGGTACTTCTTTTTCGTTTCTTCTGTTTAATAATTCTGCAATCAACATACCTTCTGTTGCTTTGCTTAACATTACATCAATCATATCTTCTCCTTAATATTCTCTAGCGTAACTAGTAAGTAGGTAACCTACTTCTTTTAATACTTTTTCTTTGTTCTCAAAGTCTGTTGTCTTTGGAAGCCATCTCTTGTGCCAGTTGAAGCAGTAATCTACTGCAACTAAATCGTTTAAGTTCCATACCATTAACTTTCTTCTGTACTCTGTAACATACAAGAAGTCTCTTCCTGTTCTTACACTGTCTTCAAAGTTAATATCAAACTTATACTTCTCTATTATCCAACTGTCATACAGCTTGTCTCGTGATTTAATCTCTACAATATACTGACTGCTTTGTGCGTCATAGGTAGAGAATGGATTATCCTCTACCTCAATCAACGGTTCGTCAAATATATGTATGTCATTCCACCTTTTAATTACTTCTGTCTGTGTTAACATTTAATATTCTCCTACAATCTTTACAATAATTATTCTCTATATAACTTGGTTCTCCGTATATGTCATACTCGCCAACGTTACAACTAAGACAACGCATTCTTTAACTTGCTTATCATATCTGAACAAGTTACTTTGCTTGTGTTGTCTGAGTTAAGATATTGTTTTGCTTCAGCGGCAAGTTCATCTTTACCATTGTCAATGCACTGTGTGATTAAAGTTTCTAAGAAACCTTTTTGTGCATCTGTCATAGGGTCTGCTTCTTTACCTGCTTTCCAATCATCATTACTAAAGTCCATATCTTCCTCACTTTCTTTTTCTTCTACGCTTCCTAACGTTTCTATTATATTATTAACTACTTCACTGTTGCCAGCTCTATCTTCAAACTCTTGTTTAAATTTTGTGACATAACTTTCTACAAGCAACATAAACTTATCTACTGTTTCGTTACTCCACTCAGATACATCTGTGCTAATGCTCTTGTCCATTGTAAGACGTGTCATACTTGTCTCGTAGCACTTCTTAGCAAAGTTCTTGTCATCATTACACATACTTAATACAAGAGATTTCACAGCTGTTGCTGTAATTTTAGAAGGGAGTGTCGTAGTCTCTTGTACTACTTCTTTTTTTGTTGACGGTTGCTTCTCAACCTTTGACATTTCCTCTCTACTTGGTCTCTTCTTACCAGTACCTTGATAGTTCCAGTTAGCTAATGCTCTACCAATTGCAGATGTCTCACAGTTTTCCATCCAAGCGTCAGCATTTGCGAAGCCGCCTTGACCTTTTGTTTCCTGTGCAATACCAGTTGTTACTGGGTTTACATCTTCTATATCTTTGTAGCATAAAGCTCTGACAGTGACACAGCTACCGTCATCAGTAATGTGTACTACCTCTGTCTCTACTCTTCCGTTTGGATTATCTTTCCAAAACTTCTTGAGCCTGTCTTCAACTAATTCATAATCATTAAGATTAAACTTAGCCATTGTTCACCTCTTTCTTGTCAGTGCATATGTAATGCACCATTTGTCTTGTAATACCACAAACAGTTGCAATCTTCTGCATACTTACTTTGTGTTCGTGATATAAACGTTTAATAATATGGTTCCTTGTATCAATCCAAGTCTTTTCTAACTCTTTGATTTGATTTAATTCTGTTGATGCTTCTCGTAACGCATCAAATAACATATCATATTCTTGCTTCATTTGGGTTGTTGTTATGTTTTCTCTAGCACTAGCTAGTAGTTGCACATCGTCCACGATGCTCCTTTCTTATTTAATTGTTATAAAGTGTTGTCTTCTTTTTGTGCCTTGATTAGATATACATTACCTTGTCTATCTCTTCCTGTAATTCGTAGTCTCATCTTCTCACAGAAGAGCATCGCATCTTTTGTAGATGCAAACTGTACTACGTTACCGTGATAAAGAACTGCAATCGTGTTACATTCTCTAGGCACATCAAGTATTGTTGTACTCATAGTTTCATTATAGTAAAGTTATTTAACTTTTGTTAAGGGGTTTTTAAAATTTATTTTACATACTAAAAAGCCCTCCGAAGAGGGCTTGTTAGCGTACCATACATAAGGGGTATATGTTACTCCTCTAACACACCTACAATTCTTGCAAGTGCTAACTCATCATCTACTTGTTCTTGCTTGTTAGCTTGTAACCTATGGACTTCACCTGAAATCCACCAAGCTACAGCTAGTAATACAACTAGAATAAATAATCCTGTATTCATTAGTCCTCTTTCTCTACTAGGTTATACTCTACTGGCTCTTCCCAATCTATAAGAGTATAACCACCTGTGCTTCTGCTTTCACTCTTTAAGGTATCAATAATGTCTGTTAAATTATCATACCCCTGAGTACTAGCAATATACACAGTTATCTTTTCAACTAATATATCTTTTATACCTGTCATACTTTCCCTTTCTCTTTATATATTTTAGAAATCATATCAATGCTTAGGTTTGGTATATCCTCAGCTGATACAGTTTCACTCCAACCGTCTTTCATATGTATGTAACTCATATGTGGTTTTATGTTATGTAACTTTAAGTAGTGTTTAAAAGATTGCTCTACTTTCGTAGCATACTTTGGATAGTATCTTGTTTCTAACAATTCAAACCCCTGCAAGTTATGTCTTGCAATTCTTTTCTGCTTATGATTTGTTATACCAAATTTGTAACTATCGTACTTTTTGTTATACATTACATACAAGAACATTGGTTGCCCTGCTCTTGTTCTCCATCTAGCAGGCAGTCTGTATTTGTAATGATGCTCCATAGTTGCACACACTGACCTACAGAATTTTTTACTGCTCGGAGATTTTATTGTGTAATTAATAAAAAATGTATTATCACAATACCGATACTCGCACTTCTCCCAATAAGGTTGCTTACCCTTATTTCTTTTATTGTGTTCTGATATGTGTGACCTACATTTTGTACTACAATACTTGTTGTATTTTGTAGATACAGTTATATATAAGTTATTACACATCAAACCTTGACAAGACGCACCAATTTTTTCTTTTCTTTTTCTTGCTGAGTCTTTTTCTCTTTGGTTTTTAGATTGACATACAGTACCACAATATACTTTGTTTGCATATTTGTTTACGTAGTAATGATTACACATCACACAGCGTAATTGATACAGTATCACATCGTTTGTTTTTGCTTTACGTCTTTTTGTTCTCCGCCAACAGTTATAATTACAGAACACTTCTGTTGTTTTGTTATCACAATCATCTGCTCCACACTGTAAACGCTCAGCTGTCAAATCATAGTCGTAATATTTTTTACTAAACTTACGCTTTTGTTTTAACATATATCCCCTTTCTTTTGCTTATCTTTATAGATAGCTTGTAGCACACAATACACACACACTCTTAACCTTTGACTTTAAGAGCTACTACCTATCCCACCTCATAAGCTATTGCCTATCCTCTTATGTGCTACAAGCTACCTACGTTCGGTTACTAATCAACAGGGCAATAGTTATTTAGCTCCTACTAATAGATAGCTTGTAACTTACAGGAGTTACTTTAATCTTGACTGCAACGCAGACATAACCCATAAGCTACAAGCTACCTACACCAACAGTTCGGACACAAGGTCTGCAATTAGTTCTTAGTGCCGTAGTCAGTAATGAACTGACAACCTAACTCTTTAGTTGGTAATAGATAGCGTAAAGTTATCGTGTTGTGATAAGTGGTGCGTCAATCCTTTCTCTTATCACAACCCATAGATGAGATGACCATAGATGTTTTACCTAGACTTTGTCTTTTCGGCTAACTCGTAGTTTCACATTGACCAAATGTCCCTCACTAGCTCCCTATCGTAGTTTTTCCTGTTTTGCTACAGCTACGCCTCATTAGTTGAATTGCAGTCCAACTTTATTATTTCAGAGTGTCTAGCCTAGTCTAGCTCTCATTTTACCCTTACACCGTATGTCTTAGGTGCAAGGCTATGGTGATAACTTTACGATACCTACCATTGACTACACCTTACGATGTAGTCTATGCTAAGTATTACTTCTCGTATCTATAATAATTACCAAAGGTACGTTTGCGATTGTGTTTGCTTGGTCTTCTAACATAAGTAAAAGAACCATTTTCAACTTTGTCATCGCCTACATACCAATGTGATGCAATCTCATACAATCTTTTCTTTACTTCTTGTTCTGTTTGACCAAGATGTAGAGTCATAAACTTCATACGCTTATCTTTTGGTATGTTGTTCTTTGCATAATTCCACATACTTTTGTAGCCGTAATGACCACCTTTCATAACACTATAACTAAAGTCTTTGTTACGGTGTTCGTTAATGTAATCTTTGTCTTGATACAAGTTCCAATAATCTTGCATTAACATACTTACCCCTTTCAATCTGCTATATAAATAGCTTGTAACACACAACTTCACTTCTTTGGTAACTGTCTTTAGACGTATTGCAATACGTGTTATGTGCTACAAGCTACCTACGGTAGCTGTAAGTTAGTAGGTTTCAACTTCTTTAGTTTCTGTTTTGTCCCACTCGTGATTGATAACATTTTCAGTATCAAACTCAACTGTGTCAAACTCTTCTAATGCAAGTTCCTCTGCTTTGTCCTTACTTTCAGCTTTTACAATAAAGCTAGTATGACTGTAGATATGAACCCAATATTCTTTTTCCATTACTTACCCCTTTTCTGCTATAAATAGCTTGTAACACACAGTTATAGGTTCGACTAGTGTTTGCGTACGCCACTTGCTACTTACTATGTGCTACAAGCTACCTACAATGTTATTTAATCCTATGGAATTACCTGCTAAACATAACCTACGGTTTTATTGTTCAACGAGGCAACACATAAGTAGCCCGTTTGAAAGCGTGGATTTTCAACCACAAGCTGTTTCTGCTTTCATTCTTCTATCTTTTCCAGATAGCTTTAATACTCCCTTAAAACAGGTCAAGCCTGTTTGTTATAACGTTGGTACGTTAATTACTATTTGATTTTTTAATACTTCTAACATCTCATAGAAAGTCTCTGTATTTACTCTCTTTGATTTGTCGTTGTCTATCCAATTAAGGTGCTTGCCTGTAGTATTGCCCCATATGTTTTCTCTGATAACTAAACCAGTTGATTTATGGTCAAAAGCTACAAGCGTTTTATAACTAAAGTAATAAATTACTTTGTTTACGTCCTGAAACATAAGAGCGTTTACTCCGTAATTACTGCTTGAATAATTGCCGTAAGTATCCACTCTCACAATGTCACTTAAATAATTTGTTAACATATTGCCTACTTTCTTTAAGTGCTTAACCTGTTTTAAGGGGGTATCGTTTTAATTACGCCCTGTCTGCTGTTGGGTCTCTTGCGTAAACTTGGCTCATTGAGTTTCGTTAGCTTGAATTTTTCGTTCGTGGGGTCTTTCCCGAAGAGTTTCCCTCTCTTCTCAGTGGCTACTATGTAGCTAGATAGTAAGCAGATTTCATCTCTGCGTTTAGGTGTCCTATCTCGGAACAACTTCAGGTTGTGCCATTTCGGTCTAATGTCCCCCTAGTGTTCGTGTCTGATTTGCCCACTCTCTCAGTTCTGTTTAGTGACTGGCTGAGTCCTCGTCCCTTTCTTTCTATGTTTATAATCTTAGCAGATTTTTAATCTTTGTCAAATCTCTTTGACTTCTTTTATAAGCCTCAAGTATTTTTCCTAACTGTATTGAACTTATAAGATAAGTATAGCAGATTGAATTTATTTGTCAAGTACATTTGCTAATTATTTTTCTTTACTGTTTTATTGGCGTGGGTTGAATTAAATTAGGTGGGGGGTGGTTATTAAGATTTTTGCTATAAGTCTTCCTGCATACTAGTTCATAACACTTACACAATCTAACAACACAGACAAAGATTATTTTATAACTTACTATAAGGTATTTATACTAAGACAAAGCCAATATATATAATGCATATGTCAATATGAACGTCCTATTATTATATGTCTTAGACCCTTATTTTTATGTGTAACAAAC